TTGTGATACTTTAATAGAAAAAATTAAGAATGAATGTGTATTAAGTGAATCACATAAAACAGGTTGGTATGTTTGGTTAATATGGGGTCAACAGGGTAGTCAACTATTAGATAGAGAAAAGTGGAATGAAGAAATTTATAATATGGTAATAAATGAGTTGAGTAAATTTAATTTTCCTAAACATAAAATAATGTGGCTACAAATGACGGAATATAAAGATGGTAGGTGGTTACGAAGACACACGGATGGTGCAGGAAACAAAACATCAATAATTTTGTTATCAAATGAATTTACAGGTGGGGATACATATATAAATGATAGAGTTGTAAATTTAGAAAAAGGTGATGGCGTTGTATTTAATGGCGGTAATCAATATCACGAAATAAAACCAGTAACGGAAGGGACACGATATGCTTTAAATTTTTGGTTTCATTAATAATACAATATGGTAGATTTAAAAAATTATACATGCAGTGTTCCATTCACCTCATTAGAAATACATAATAATGTTTGTTTTGTATGTTGTCCATCTTGGTTACCCAACAAAGTGGAACTTCGTAAAATTTCATTAAAAGATGTTTATAATAGTGAACCAATTATTGATATTAGAAATTCTATATTAGACGGTTCATTTAAGTATTGTAGTAAAGAACTCTGTCCTTATTTAAGTAAATTAGTAAACTATGGTGTAACATCTGGTCCTATTACACTAAAATCAAATTCAAATATTAAAAATCCGATTGTAGAGAATAATACACCTAATTATTTGGTGATGAATTTTGATAGAACCTGTAATTATAAATGCCCATCGTGTAGAGTTGATTTAATTGTTGAAAATAGTGAAGGTATAAAAAGAGTTGAAAAAACGATTGAAGACATTGATAATTATTATTCAAAACACGTTCAAACTTTATACATAACCGGTTCAGGTGATCCATTTGTTTCCGTTGGATTTAGAAATTATTTAAGAAATTTTAACCCAAAAAAATATCCAAACTTAAAATCTATTCATTTACACACTAACGCAAGTATGTGGAATAAAGAAATGTGGGATAGTATGTCAAACGTACATAAATATGTTCATACTTGTGAAATCAGTATAGATGCTGGCACAAAAGATACTTACGAAAATAAAACAAGGTTGGGTGGTAATTGGGAAAACTTAATGAACAATTTAAAATTTATTAGTACCTTACCAAATATGAATGTAAAAGCATCTTTTGTAGTACAAGATAGTAACTACATGGAAATGGAAACATTTTATAATTTAATGTATTCTATTTTTGATAATAAAGTAAATGTGTTTTTTGGTAAAATAACAAATTGGGGAACATTTTCAGAGGGTGAATTTAAATTAAAACAAGTTTGGGATACGGAACATCCAGAACACCAATTGTTTAAAAAAGAATTTAATAAAATATGGAAAAATACAAATCTATTCCATAATTTATATGAGTTCATTGATAGTACCAATAAAACATTAATATAATATGAATGGATTTACCACAATAAAAGAATTTTTAACAAAAGAAGAATGTGATTTATTATTACAATTTTCATTAACTAAAAAGTTATCCGATGCAACAGTAGTTAACGGTGATTTAGATATAAGAAAATCAAATATTTTTTTTCATGATTATAGTTTAGATTTCCCAAATTTAAATGAAAAATTAATTAAAATTTTTAAAGAAGAAGTTAAGGTAAAAGGTTATGAAATTGATTTTACAGATAATGAATTTCAATTTACACAATATACAAAAGATGGTTATTATAATTGGCACACAGATTCTGATAGTGGTTTAACTAAAGAAAGATATTGTTCAATGGTTATACAATTAAACGAAGAATATACAGGAGGTGAATTACAAATAAAAGATGTGGATGATAACGAAGTAACATTAGAAAAAGGATTGGGTAATTTATTTATTTTTTATTCATATTTAACACATAGAGTAAAACCTATAATATCAGGAACAAGATATTCATTGGTTAATTGGTTTAAAATAACCCCATTGGAAAATTTTAAAAAAACTTTAATATGATTAGACCTATTGAAATAAAAAATTTTCTAAACGAGAAAGAGTGTGATTCTATAATTGAATTGTCAGATAGTATTGGTTTTAAACCAGCAGAAACCGCCTATGAAAGTGAAATTATCAAAAATTTAGATTTTAATAAAAGAGAAATTGCTTACATAAAATCGGATAAATTCAATGAAGTATTTAAAAACTTATCTAATAATGTTTTATATAAAATAAATTCTTTAACTATTTTTAAAGGATTAGAATACGATAATATTGGTAACTATTCTTTTAATAAATATTCTACTAATGATTTTTTAAATTATCATAACGATTTTCATGAAATTAAATTCGGTGCAACCATTACTGTCGTATTAGAATTATCAAACAACTATGACGGAGGAGAATTTTGTTACATATATAATAATGAAGAACTTCAATTTAAAAAAGGTAGAGGTTCTCTCTATATATTTGATTCAAATATGATGCACAAAGTTAATCCAATTACAAATGGAATCAGATATTCAATTAATTGTTGGCCAAAATACTCAATAAAAAAATCATTAATTTAATGAATACATTATGGACATTTGGAGATTCTTTTACCGATTTCTTTTATCCACCCGATAAATCGGAAATTCATTGGAGACAAAAATATATCAAATTCAAAGGGTACACACCAAAAGTATATGGTGAAATCATCGCAGAGAAACTTAATTTAAATTTAATAAATTTAGGAATGGGGGGTGTGGACAATTCTCACATTTTAGAAATGTTTTGTAAAGTTGTTGATAAAATTAAAGAAGATGATATTTTAATATTTGGGTGGACAAATCAAAGTAGATTCAGATTAGTAAATAAACATAATCAATGGGGACATTTTAATACAGAACCAATAAATGATAAAGGATTTTTTTCACATAAAAAATTTGAGACTTTTGAGTTTATTTCAGAAAATACAGTACAAGAATTACTCATAAACAGAACAAATGTTCTTTATATGTTGGAAATTCGTAATTGGATAAAATTAATTAATTTTTCAACTAAAAATAAAATAATTCATTGGACATGGTGTCCCGATTTATCAAAATGTGGAATTATTCGTCCTAAAGGATATAAATCAATAAAAGAAGAAACCAATGGTGTGGTTGATGATGGACATTGGTGTGAAGATGGACACATTGAATTTGCTGATTTTTTAATTAATTTAATTAATAAAAATATAAATTTAAATGATTTTAAAAGAAAAAATCTTATTTAGTAAAGAGGAGTGTAATTCTATAATGTTATATAACGAAACAGACATTACAAATTGGATAGTGGGTGATAGAAAATATAATTCACAACCAATTAATTATTCGTTAGAAACCAAATGGTTATTCGATAAATTAAAAAAATTTGTTGAAACAGAAACCAAAATTAAATTTAGGTCTATTAAAAAACAAATACATTTTCATAAATATGTAAAAGGTGATTGGTTTGGGAAACACAACGATATTAGAGAAAATAGATTGTATGCTGTAGGAGTTTTATTAAACGATGATTTTAGTGGTGGAAATTTTAAATTATACAACCCAAATGAAATTATATTAGATAAAGTTATTGGAAATACATATTTATTTGATGTAAGAATAGACCACGAAATAACATCAATTTTAGAAGGTGAGAGGTATTCTTTATTGTGGTTTTTAGAAAACGAACATATAAAAATAGAGACAAATAAATTAATATGAAACCATTAGAATATTGGACACCGGAAGAATTTGAAATATCATCGTTTCTTTTTAATTTAAATGAAAGAAAAGGGAAAACATATAAAACATCTGGTACAGATAATACCGGTAGGTGTTCATATTCGTATAATGAGTTGGGGTTCAGGGGAGACAGTATTAAAAAAAATGGGTTTAAAATTATGTCATTAGGGTGTTCGAATACTGAAGGTGTTGGTGTAAATTATAGTGATACATGGCCAGCACAATTTTCTTATTTAATACCTAATGGTGTTAATTTTAATTTTGGTACGGGTGGACGAAGTAATGATTTTATATGTAGATGTTTATTAACATATTATGATATAATCAAACCAGACTTAGTTTTAATTATGTATCCATCACCTTTAAGAAGAGAAATATATACAGAAGATGGTGGAATTGAACCATTCATGCCGACAAGTTCTTGGGGTTATTTAAAAGAGACA